CTGGAGTGCGTGTCTCTGAGCTTGCGGCGTTGAATGTGGCCGACATTGAAATGGGAAAACAGGAGCTGATAGTATATGGAAAAGGCAGTAAGGAACGCAAGACGTACTTGACCGACAGCGCAAAGTTTCATCTGCGCCGGTACCTGCAGGAAAGAGATGCAAAGCCTGATGAGCCGTTGTTTGTAACTCTGGATGCCCCGCACGACCGATTGAGCGTGGCCGGTATCCAGTATATGCTCCGGCAGTTAGGGCGGCGCGCAGGAGTGACTGGAGTGCATCCGCACCGGTTCCGGCGGACGATTGCGACAGATCTGCTTAATCGCGGCATGCCAATCGAGCAGGTAAAGGAATTTTTAGGACATGAAAAATTGGATACAACCATGATTTACTGCGCTGTGAGGGCTGAGAGCGTGAAAGCGAGCCACCGAAAGTATGCATAACAGCTGATTGAGACATTTAAAAGCGGGCGGAGACGGTCGTTTTATTAAGGTTACCCTTTTATAAGGCAGTCGGTAAGCAGACAGATGTTGGGTCGGCTCAGCTGTATAGTAATTTGAATTCGCTCGGAACAGTTTTAGAGTCGTGCCCAACATCGCAATTCAATCCGACTGCCTATCAAACTTATACATTATGTTCATTAACCCTTCCAACCGGCAAATGGCTGCTAATTGGTCGTACACTAGCTGGTGGAGATTTAATTATCGATGGTGATAATAGACTCATTTGTGCAAATGGAAGAAATAATTATACAACAGGTGAATTAACACTCAATGCTTTTGCAATTTTCACTGGAGGTTCAGCAAATTTAAAATTGGTTTCAAATGGCTATGGTACTGTACATAATGATCGCAACTATTGTTCTTTGAGAGCAATCAGAATCAATTAGTTATTTAACAAGTACAGAATTAAAAATTAATCGGTATGTAAAAATTCCATTAATGAAAGTACCACAGTCTATTTCTGACATAATAATGGCATGTTCTCAATGCGGAATGGCATTCCAGGAAAGACAAGATTCCACAGGTTATGCGCCAGCTGTAGGAGCGTACCTGTTTTACCGATGCTCAACGTATGGTGCAGTTACCGTCATTGAATGTCTGATTGCTTCAAACAATAAATATTATACCGGCACGCTTATTAATACTGTTTGGTCGGGATGGTTAGAGCATTAATCATTCAGTCAGAGATAATGTTATCAGTAAAAACCGTAACATTTCCACGATACTCAGCTATGTCACCAGCGTCACGCCTTGCAATCATAATACTTCCATTAATCCCAACTGTCCCCATTATAGGAGGTGCTGATGTTATCCAACTATTCAACGTAAATACTGCATTATTTTTTATATTATATGGTAATTGACCTATAATTGTATCACCACTGGCAAAAGAATTCGATATAACAAGCGAGAAACCTATATTATGCATATTACCTTCCCACAGATCAATAACAGAATTTTTCTGAGTGACAACGGAATTATTAGTTATACATTCTGACCTATCGGACGCACGAACCGTTAAATTACTATACAATTTAGCCAGCTCATAAATTCGAAAATTCAAGGCCCTTTGGGGTCTTTTATTATACACAAAAACTCAAGAAAGGAGATAGAACACTATGGAATCTATCAAAATCGGAACTCAGACTTATGAATTGGTAGCAGACGGCTACCAGTTGCAGCAGGACGGCGGCCGCATCATCTTCCAGCCGGGCGAGAAAACCTTTGAGGAAATCGAGGCTGCGGTATCTGCAGCGACATCACTCGTGCTTCTGGACGAGACAGGGGAGCCACTTGCATCCCGCACTGATCTGGTGTATGCCGGTCGCATGAGCAAGCAGAAAGACTATGTGATCAGAACCGAGAAAGAAGAGACAGGCACTGGCGAAGATAGCAATCCTGTATACACCTACAAGGATGTGACCGGCCCAGTGATGATTGCAGAGTTTCGGCTTCCGGATCTCAGAGAGGCTTATAAATCTCTGGAAGAAGAGATAACCAACGCTCAGATGGCCATTGTAGAACTCTATGAAGGAGGCGAGGCATAATGGCAAGAGTGTATGCAGATTTGGTGCGCAAGGGTAGAATTGCTCTCGATGCTGTACCCAAAAAGATTAGAGCAGATGTTGAAAACATTTTAAACGGTGCCACCCGATAGTTGGAAGAAAGGACTACATATGAGTATCAAACACAGAACCGAAACCCCGAACATCCCTTATGGCCCGGCAACCGGAGTACCGACCCCGGAACCGCACAATGAGGCCTTAAGCACCGGCCCAGATCACGAGTACAGCAAGGACTGCACTCCGGGCACTGCAGATCATGCAGAGCCGAGACACGTGCAGGGCGGACCAGGACATAAGGAGTGCGATCACGAGTAAAGGAGATTTATGATGGTAGCACTGATTTTTCAGTACATAGCCGCACATTGGATAGAATGGCTGTTTGCGGCTATCTCCGGAGCTCTGTTCGCGGCATATCGCGGTTTATCGAAGCGCTTAAAGACTGAAGTGGTAAAGAACCAGGCTATTAACGCTGCAGTATTGGCTCTGCTTCATGACCGCCTTTACCAGGCGTGCCAGTTTTACATAAGCCGTGGATACTGTACGGTGGGAGACCGGGACAACCTGGAGTACATGTTCAAACCGTACAAAGCTTTGGGTGGCAATGGAACTGGAGAGGAACTTTATAACAGATGTCTGGCCCTGGAATATGGGCCAGCAGAAAGAGAGGATTAAGATATGATGGATTTTGGTATTGCGAGTGTAGCGGCAATTACGGTGGTTTGTTATCTGGGAGGCATGGCTTGTAAGGCATCTGCCAAGGTTAATGACGAAGTCATCCCGGTGGTATGCGGAGTGACCGGCGGTATCCTGGGCGTAGTTGGTATGTATGTGATGCCGGACTTTCCTGCAGCGGATGTGATCAACGCCGCGGCTATCGGCATTGTGTCAGGCC